ACTTCTATCCCCCACTCAAAGTGTAGATGTGGAAAAGGTGAAAGAGGAAGCAGTTAGACAGTTTGTTTACTACATTAGGAAGAATGAGAAAAGTAATTTGGTTGTAATGGGAATAAACAATTTGTATTTGAAATATACCCTATCCCAACCCACCAAAGAGCAGGAGTATAAACATGGAAAATAAAGAACTAATAGAACAGAAGTTTAACAGGGTGGTTGGCATGGCAATGATGTTTTACCCAAGATCACAGGAGCTTATTGATGAAATACGAGAACTTGAAACATTAGTTCAACCCCAACAAAGCGTTAGTGAGGGAGACGATTGGGACACGCTTGATTTAACACTAGCTATGGTTCAGAGTATTGCTGATTTAGACAGCGAGGTTGTAAAGATGGTTGGGCATATAAGGGAAAATATTGTTAAAAAACATCTACAACCCAACAAAGTAGAGGAGGAAAAATGAAAGAAACTAATAAAATAAGATTGGCAATAATATCAACACAGTTAAGAGATATTCATGCTAACGGAACTATAAACGGAGACCCTGACATATTATTGTGTTCTCAATCATTTTTAAACCACTTGGGAGAACAAATACTTGAAATAATAGATGACGAGCTTAAAACTAAGTCAAGTGAGAATGGAGAAAAGACATGAGTCTACCAAACAAAACACAAGAGAAAATAGTAAAGGAAGCAATAGAAGAAGCAGGAGAAATTAAAAGAGAGAAAGAAAGGAAATATGAACATAATAAAAACAATAATTAGTTACATAAAAGAAGTAAATAGGTTTATAGAGTTAGAATTAATGGAGGGTAGGATAGGAAATGAGTGATTCTATGGGAGCAGTATTAATATTGTTGATTTTTGTTATTGGTATATATTTAATAAAAAAGGATAATTGAAATGAAAAAAATAACGCAAGATAAAGATATAGTAACCGTAAGAAATAACGGTAACATCGTCAAAGTAAGAAAAATGACTGATGAGGAAATAGACAACAGCAGTGAACAATGGTATTGCGATGATGAAAGTGGGACTTGCTACGCATATTCTGAACTTGATTTTAGCCAATCCCGTAACGCAGTAATAGATGAGGTGTTGCTATCAGTAAACAGGTTAATCCGTATTAATGGAATCTTAAGACAAGAACCACAAACTAAACAGATATATGATTTGAGGGATAAAATTAAAGCTCTAAAGGAGACAAAATGAACATATTACTTATAATTGTTGTTTTCATATTATTTACTGTCGTATGGGAACTTACTATTGCAAGGTGGGCAATGAGAGAGTTAGGTAAAGATACAGCTGAACAATTTAAAGACTTAAAGGATAATGAGTCTAAGGAGGAAAAGTAAATGACATTAGAAAACCAAGTTACATCGTTAGAGTTAAGTAAAAAGATGCAGGAATTACAAGAATATGAATAAACAGGAACAAATAATAAGAAAAATAGGTGAAGAAGTAGAAAGTGAATATGAAATGGGCGGTTTGTCTAGTGGTTTATATATGGACTTTGCAACAGAGGTAGCCATTAGATACGCCAAATCACTTACCCCAAGCGTAGATGTGGAAAAGGTGAGAGAGGAGTTTAACAGATACTTTACTTATCCCAGATGGTTAGAGGGTAAAAGCCCTAGATGGTGGTATTCAGAAGAGGACTCACATCCAGACAAGGTGTTTGACTTCTTCTTACCCTACATACAACCCCAACCACAAAGCGTTAATATATCTCACGCTAGAAACTGTGAATACGGGATAGACCCTTTTGCAGATTGTACTTGTGGGGCCAAAGAAATAAACAAACTGGGAACACAAAACCTTAGTGGGGTAGAGGAAATAGAAAAGAACTTTACAGACATATTTGATTTAAAGTTTTCAGAACTGTTTATAGGTAGGGGTTTTATTAAGCATGATAGTATCCAAGATATTGTCGATACTGTAACAGAAATGGAAAATTTTATGTTCAATGTAGTAAGAAGACATATACAACCCCGTAACGCAGTAATAGATAATGAAATAAAATTGGAAGCTTATAAAGATATAATTAAGGAATTTAATGATGCCGAACTTGAGGGCAAGGGCTACGATTTCTACTTCTCAATTAGAGCAAAAATAGACGCTATTCTAGCCCTAAAAACTAATGAGTCTAAGGAGGAACAAACTAATGAGTGATACATTAGTAAAAATGAAATGCGGTGATAATACTGGTGGCGAATATCATGTTTTTGATAAAGACTCGGAAGTGTGTAGGTGCGGTAAAAGAACTAGAGAAACATACAAACAAAATAGTGATGTACAGAATATATTTGATAAAGCTGTAGAAAAATACCTAGATAAATTCGTAAGTGAATTTATAAAGCTTTTAAAGAGTTTTCCAGAGGGAGAATTGTATACAGTTAATCCTATAATCTTAGAACTAAAGGTGTTCTTAGATAAGTACAAGGAGGAAAATAAATGCCAATAGAAATACCTCTACTTATATTTCTAATAGTATTTATTTACTTTTGGGGTAGGAGGAAGAAATGAAATTGAACGAATATAGAGTTGTAAGTTTTTTAAGTTTTCCAATTAACTTACTAATATTTCTACTAGTTAAACACTTCTTCGGATTTGAAATAGCTGTATTAGTAGGTATTGCTACTATAGTGGACGTTGTGGACGAATTTGGATATTTAGGATTTGGTGGTCGTGTAAAATATAGAATAAATAAAAATTTAGGTGGAGATAAAAAATGAAATTAGAAAATCAAGTTACAAGTTTAGAGTTAAGCAAAAAATTAAAGGAACTCGGTTTTCCGCAAGATAGTTTGTTTTATTGGTTCAATCCATATTTTCGTAAGTGTTCCGACTCAGAATATAAACTTGAACAGGGGCAAGGTAGTCAAAAGGATATTTCCTCCTACACTGTAGCTGAACTTGGGGAATTGCTACCAAGTACTATTCACATAAATGGAATGGGCAATGTTCCTATGTGGACAGGCAGAAATGGTTACGGTGAGTGGTTAATAGAATATCACATAACCTTTAACCCACCCGTAGTTGAAATAATTGAGAAAACCGAAGCCGATTGTAGAGCCAAAATGCTTATATGGTTAACCGGAAATGGCTATATTAAACCTTCAAGCGAGGAGAAAAATGAATAAGTCAACTAAATTTACTTTAGTAGTAAAGTGTATCTTAAATTTTGTTACTTTATTAATAGGGTTATGGTTTTTGTATCCTTTATATGAGAATAACTCAAGATTACTTTGGGGACTATTCTTTTTAATGTGGAGTAATAATCTATCTTTGAGGGAAAAATGAGTAATAAATTTATATGGGGGAATGTATGGAAATTAAACAATATACTATAGATGGCAAACTAGCTTCGGCTAGTAATATAATAAAATTAGCTTCCGAGATTGACGAGGAGTTTGCTGATAGTTTTATAAAGCAAACAAGTGTAGCGGCAAATATTCTTAGAGGGCATGGGTACAAAATAGGGTATGCAAAGGATAAAAACTAATGCCAAACAAAACTAATGAGGAAAAAAGACTTTACATAATATATGATGGTAGAGCTATGTTTGGTGATACTGGTGATGACCGCGTAGTATACAGTTACGCTAAAAAAGGAAAAAAACTTGTAGACCAGATGTTCGAGTTTGTATTATCACCAACAGAAAGAAAAGGAAATAGGTAATGAATAAAAAAGATCACAACAAAAAGTTAATACAATTACTACTTGAAGTAAGGGAAATGACTACGAAAGAAATTACTATTTTTGTCAATAAATTTAATGATCTATACAAAGAAAACATGGAAGAAGAGAAGAAAATGATGGAGGAAAAGAATGAAATATGTTAGTTTATTTGCAGGTATCGGGGGATTTGATTTAGCTCTAAATCGTCTCGGTCATGTATGTGTTTGGGCTAATGAATGGGATAAATATGCAGCACAAATATACAATAGCAATTTCGTCAACTCAAAAACACAGAACAATAATGAAAGAGTTGAGCTCTTCTCTACCCGAAGCAATGGGGAAAGGTGGAGGGAATACTCCAATGGTATTGATACAAGAGACATCCGAACAATCCCTACAAGTGAAATCCCCGACCACGACCTACTCGTTGGGGGTTTCCCCTGCCAGGCTTTCTCAATTGCTGGAAAGCGTAAAGGATTTGACGACACAAGAGGCACACTCTTTTTTGAGATTGCAAGGATTCTCACCGACAAAAGACCCCGATATTTCATACTCGAAAACGTTAAAGGCTTACTTTCTCATGACGGTGGAAAAACTTTCTCGACAATACTTGGGGTTCTCACCGATATTGGGTATGACTATGAGTGGCAAGTTCTTAATTCTAAAAACTTCGGAGTCCCCCAGAATAGGGAAAGAGTGTTCATTGTCGGATATCTTAGAGGACAACCCAGACCAGAAATATTTCCTATCGGAGTACGCAATGAGCAGAATGAAATTAAAAGACTTGGATATATGCAGGGATTCAGAAGGTATAACCAGACCTACGATCCAAGTGGAATAGTTGAAGCACTAGATACAAGTGGAGGAGGTGGACATCAACCTTGTGTTCCTATGCGTTGGGTTAGAACAGAAAAAGGAAAAGAATATAGAAGGGAAGCACAAAAAAGAGGTAGGGATTTAACTCCCTTCAATGAAGGTTATAGAGAATTAGTAGAATCAAGGGGAGATGCGGTGGGTTGCATCACAAACGCCTTACAAAAAGATGCTTTGCTGAAACAGGGAATGAGAATTAGACGATTGACTCCAATAGAATGTGAACGTCTACAGGGATTTCCTGATGGATGGACAGAGAAAGGAATAAACGAAAAGGGAGAAGAAGTAGCTATTTCTGATACTCAACGCTATAAGGTTCTAGGAAATGCAGTTAGCGTACCTGTTATACGAGAAATAGTGTTACGCTTAAATAATAATACAAAAAAGAGGAGTAAAATATGAGAGTTTATAATAAATGGTATAAAGAATTAATATGGAGTATAAAAGAGTGGATATATATTTTAAGGGAAAGAAGGAATGGCTAATATAGAAAAAGCAGGAACATACTTTGTAATTCCTTTGAAGAATGGTAGAGAAATAGGAATGTCTCTTAATAGACCTCCGGCTACTGAGGAAGATATAAAGAGAATAGAAGATATAAAAATAATTGTAGAAGAAATGATAGCTAAAGGTATAAATGTAGATGACTTATTATTTACGATGGGAGAGAAAGGTATAAGTATATGTCCATTAAGGTAAAGAAGAAAACAGAATTTCAATTGCTAAGAGAAATAAGAGAAGTTAGGGAAAAGATAGATTCTATTAAAGAAGGAATGGTAAAGTCTGGAAGAATAAACGATATAGACTTAATGCAAAAACTTACTATATTGAAGAACGAATTAAGAATAGTTAGAACTAAAACAGCCACAGGGGAAGAAGCGGAATCTGTAAAAAGATATTGGTCTAATATGGTAGCAGAAGAGAAGAAAAAAGCCAAAAGAAAATTAGAAGAAGATAAGAAAAATATTGAAAAAGCCAAGAAGGAACTTAAAGAAAATAAAGAAACAATAAAAGAAATGGCTAGAGATTTAAGTGTAGAAGAACTAGAAGAATTACTGAAAAATAAGAAGAAAGAAAAGGTAGTTAGTTTAATTTGAGATGAAAATATATAAAGTAAATGATGAAGAATATAAAGTAGAAAGCAGTAGTAAAAAAGGAATATTCCATATTGTTAATGATATTAATGGTGTGTGGAACTGTGATTGTGAAGCGTTTAAATTTAGAAAAGATGATAAGTATCCATGTAAACATATTATTAGTGTAAAGATGAAATTGAGAAGCAATGTATTTAATGACATCAAATGAAATTTGTGTATTTACAAACATATAAAATTGTATTAAAATATATACTATGAATAATAATATAATCAAATCTCAGCAACCAGAAAATTATGAATTTGGAGTAAGTTGGGGTCTTGCAAATATCTGGAATAGAAGCCTTGGAAATAGAGAGGAAAGACCAGTAGAACCCAGATCAAGATTGTGGGCTTCTGAACTCGGTAAATCCCCCATAGACCTGTTTCTAAAGTTAAAGGGGGTAAAGCCTAGCAACCCTTTTGATGCTCGTTCTCTGGCTAAATTTGAGGCAGGAAACATTTGGGAGGGAGTATTGACCTTTGTTTTACATAGAGCGGGTTTACTGAAGTCTACTCAAGATTATATTACTTACCAATATCCGGGTCTTTTACCAGTTACAGGTAAGCTAGATATTTTAGCCGGTGGTGCTATTGATTGGGAACAAGCCAGAAATAATGCAATATCTCTGCAAAACGAATTATCTAAATTTCCGGGTTTTGATAACGCCGTCAAAAGAGCAGTGACTATAGTAGATTATTTATCACAGGAATACCCAGATGGTCTCAATGAGGTAATATTTGAGATTAAGTCCTCTGCTAGTATGGTATTCGATAAATTATTAGCTACTCAACAGCCACAAAAAGAACACAAAATGCAAAACTTTCATTATTTGAAAGGTACTGGTAGGAAAGAGGGCCATATACTTTATATTTCCAAAGATGACAGTAGAATGCTAGAGTTTGGGGTTATGAATCCATCTGGTGTTGAGGATGAATACAGAAACGCTATTGAGTTTATATCTAAAGCTTATTTCTCAGACACAATGCCAGAGAAAGATAAAGAACTTAGTTTTAATGAAGAAACTATGCGTTTTGAAGCTAGTTGGAAGGTTATGTACTCCTCTTATTTGACTTATCTTTATGGGTATAAAGACCAAGGAGAGTTTAGGGCAAAGTATGAGAAGCCAGTTGCTTCTTGGAATAGGGTATTTAAGAGATGTGTTTCGGGTGCAAACATGACTAAACTCAATCTCGAAGTCATAGAAGAGGTAAAAAAGTACTTTCCTAACTTTGATGATCTAGTTATGAAAGCAAAAGGTTCTAACGTAATTAATTCAGAAGAAGAAGGTGAGGAATAATGCCAGATTTTAATTTCGGGGAAAAAACTAATGCTGATAGTACTCCTAAGATAGATTTTCTTAGATTGGATCATAAAGATCAAAAATTACACTTGAGATTTCTTCCATATCCCGGTGTATACGAAGGAAAGCATTTTATTATAGGAGAAGATGGTAAATGGAACATTAGTTATTGTCCTAAAATAATGAAAGGAAAAGATAGTGAATGTATCTATTGTGATAAGTATTGGGAGGCTAAAAGAGGACTCAAGGAGATAGAAGATACAATGAAGGCAGATGAAAGAAAGGAAATGACTGTAAAAGAAAAAGCTTTAAAGAAGAGCTATGACGAAGTAGCCAAAAAATATGGTAACACAATAAGTTTCTATTATCGTGTTATAGATAGAGATACTGGACAGGCTAGAATATTTAAAACTACTAGAAGTGTAAGAATAAAGTTAGAAGATGAAAATAAGGCGGGTATAGAAGTACCAGATTATGACTATATAATTACTAGAACAGAAAGACCGGGTTCAGATTATTACTCATTGATAAGATTAGATAGTTCTAAGGTACCTGAATTAACACATGAAGAATTACTCCAAATAGAAGTAGCTAGAAAATGGGATTTGAATGAAATGGTATTTGGATCTAGAAAGAGTAGCTTTGATCTTGGAGAAAGTGTGGAGGAAGAGGATTATTCAGAATATGATGATCCTATACCTAATGAAGTCTTAGATAATGTATGTGATTATTCTGTAGAAGATGCCATGGATAATATAGATACAAAGGATATAGATGAGGATCTTAAGGAATAGTATGGATAATCAATCTGTAGCATTCAATATAGTGGATCAACTAAGATCTCTTATCAGACAACAGGGTTTCTTATTCCTAGATATTGGAAAGTTGTTAAAAGTAATGCGAGACGAAAAGCATTATGAGAATCTAGGGTATTCCAAGTGGATAGATTTTGTTAACAGTGGAGAAATAGGAATAGGTAAATCCACTATATATTCGTATATAGGTATATATGAATTATTCATATTGAGATTCGGAATAGATAACGAATATTTAGCGGATATACCTTGGGATAAGCTAACCCTAGCCTTACCAATGGCTAAAAAGATAGAGAACAGAGAAGATATGGAAGAACTAGTGGAGAAAGTAAGAACTCTTAGTAGGACTGATTTAATAATATCTTTGTCGGAAAATCAAAGTGATAAAGAAGAAGTAAGAACTAAAACAGTAAAGGTATTTAAGCATGACAAGTGTGGCAGATGGATTGTGGATATGGATGAAAAAGAGTTATGCAGATGTCAGTTTGCAGGTAAACTATCTGAAATAAGAGACTTAATATCTAAACACGATAACAATAAGGCTATAGAATTAATAAATAGAATTATAGGGGATATAGATGATTTATCCTATTGATAAGATTGTAAAGAGGTATATAATACAATTATGGAACTAATAGAAGGAAAACTATATTTAAAGAAAGATCTGCAGAAATATTTGAGTGATATGGGTATACCATGTTCTACACCAACACTCATTAAATATGAGGCAGAGGGCATAATAATTTCTCCTAGAACAAGTACTAAATGGCGTGTATATACAGCAGATGAGATAAGAGAAATAGGTTTAATTTTAACTAAGAGGATGAGACCGAACGGATGAATACTACCATAATAGTTGCAACCTATCCGGGAGATCCTTATTATGATCATATTAGTTATTTATTAAAAGAATTAAAGTATCCAGTTATATACTCAGATATAAAAGACAAAAAATCTTTCTCTCAAAACAACAATATAGGGGCTAAAAAAGCCAAAACTAAATACTTATTATTTCTAAACAGTGACACTATTCCTAAGAATGATTTTGTAGAGAAAATGGAGAAAGTATTAGATAACAATAGTAGGTTTGGTGTAGTAGGGGCTAAATTAGTTTATCTAAAAGATTTTAAACAACAAGTAAAATTTAGAGGTAGAAATAATGTTATATCCGGAGTTAAAGGTACAGTACAACATGCAGGTATATCATACAATGATGCTTTATTACCTTTTGAAGTAGGAAAAGGATTACTTCCAGATAACATACAGATAAGTAAATCTTATATTACTGGTTCTGTCACGGGTGCCTGCATGATGGTTAGAAGAGAAGAGTTTTTAAATATTGGGGGATTTGATGAGGGTTTTGTTAATGGTTGGGAAGATACTGATCTATGTTTGAGATACTTAGAAGAAAACAAACAACTATCTTATTACAATGCAGACGTGGAAGTAGGTCACTATTTCGCAGGTGCAGGTTATAATGGTCGTTTTGATAACGAAGATAAAAATTTTAATTACTGGATAGATAAATGGCATAATTCGGAGAGGATATTTAAATTATTCATGTTGCCTTTAAAGAAGTTATATATTGGTTGTGGAGGAGATAGCAGAGATGGATATATAGGTATAGATAAGTATCCCGGAGAGAACGTAAATGTAGTATTCGACTTAAACAACTTGAGTTATAGGAGAAACAATTTACCTTATCCAGATAACAACATAGATTCCATCTATTGTGATAGAGTTCTTAATGAAGTAGATCATATTATTGATATAATGAACGAATTTCACAGAATACTAAAACCTAATGGACTATTAGAATTAGTAGTTCCACATGCACATAGTTGGACAGCTATTGCTAATCCTTTTACTAAACACTACTTTATTCCAGAGACTTTTACTGAGTACTTTGCTTCTGATTCTATAAATAATAATATGAAGAATAATCTACAACTGGGAGAAGTATATCCTTGGCACATAGAAAAGATAGATGTTTCTAGTGTTCCTCCTTCCATCAATCCTTTTGATTTAGATAGATCCATACAGTATTTATGAGACCTTTGAAATGAGAAAATCAGAAAGAGATAAATTAGAAGATAAATTAGATAAATGTTGGGGGGAATACGGAGGAAAGAGTAATGTTTGTGAAATATGTGTAACTCTTCCTATGAGTGAGAGATGTGAATGTTCTAGGATAGAGAACCATCATATTGTCGGGAGAGTAAGTAAGCTTCTGAGATGGGATTTAAGGAATAGAATAAGGTTATGTTCTTTACATCACACCTCAGGAGGAAAGAAAATGTCAGTCCATTCTAATTGGAATAAATGGTTTTTAGATTGGGATTCTGATGATGACTGGATGGGAAAGTATCGTAAAGAGGATAAGGAGTATTTGAGATCTAAGCGTATTATTACTTATAAATTATGGAGTATAGAAGAATTAGAAAAGATATTAAATTCTTTAAAGGAGAATATATGAAAGAAATAAAATTGAGAGAAATAAAGTTTAGAGCTTGGGATAAATTCACTAATACAATGTGGAATTGGGAAGAACACAATGCCTTTAGCACCGATAAAGGTAGTATAAAACAATGGTTCGAAGATTACGACCTTATAGTTATGGAATACACAGGATTGAAGGATAGTAATGGCAAAGAAATGTACGAGGGAGATATTGTTGTAGCCATTGCCCTAAAAGAATATGAATGTGAAGAAGAGTTGTGCATCTCAGACATTATCTATAACCAAGGTAACGCATTAGGGGAATGGCAAGTTAGGTCAAAAGGATATGAACATGGACTGCCTATAGTATGGGGTGGTTGGGAATCATTAAAAGTAATAGGGAATATATACGAAAACCCAGAATTATTGAAGGATAAAGATAATGATTAGTATTATTATACCTACAAATAATAGGAAGTCTAATATAGAGAATACCTTAACGGCGTTACTCAGACAAACATTATCCAAAGATAAATTCGAAGTAATTGTTTCTGATGATGGATCTACAGATCAGACTTTTTCTTTGATAGATAAATTCAAAGATAAATTAAATTTGAAATATGTTTACCTGTACAAGAAAGATGCTTGGAATGCCTCTAGACCTAGGAATTATGGTTCCAAGTTAGCAGAAAAATATACCAAAGCATATTTGTTCTTGGATAGTGATGTTTTATTAAATGATAGAGCATTGGAGTTTTACGAAGAAGATCTAATAAATAATGACAGACGTATAGTAATAGGACCTTACGATTGGCTAACTCCACAAATAGTTACTCCGGAAGATGTATTAAATAGATTTGATGATGTTATAAATAATAAACTCCCTCATACTACAGCAAGAGGAAGATTAGGGCATATAGGAAAGGATGTAAGAACTCCATCTTTTGAGAAGGCTAAAAGTCCTAATGACTTATTTGAAGAGATATATGATGGACTTGCTTGTTTTGGAGGAAATATTTTAGTTCCAAGAAGTATGTTTTGGGAAATGGGAGGATTTGATGAGGATACCCATTGTGGTTTAGAGGATGGGGAGTTTGGTATTAGAGCATGGAAACATGATTTTAAGTTCTCTTATGATATCAGATGTATAGGTTATCATGTGTGGCATATAATACCTGAAAGTAGATTTCCTATCGGTTTAAAAGAGCAGATAAATAAAATGAATATTAAGCATTTTGGTGAAGTTGATCCTGATTTGGGTATAATAAATGCTACTAAAGAAGTCTTTAAGAAATGGGGAATAGAATGGAATGTTCCTGCTGAATGGGAAAGATAATATGGAAGATATAGAAAAGAAAATTAGAAAAACAGAAGGATTTATACAATTCTCTGAGTACAAAATAAAGAACAATCCTTGGAATGTAGATAACAAAAATGATGAATTGTATAAAGGCATAAAGAATGCTAGGAAGTATATTAATAAATTAAAAAGAATCTTAAAAGGTAAGTATGACCACAAAACAACAATATGAAACATCTTTAAGACAAATAGAATACTTCTGGAGTTTAGACCTACCTACTAAAGGACAGTTGAGAGAATTAGAATACAATGTAGATATAGTAAAAAAATTTGGAAGAATTAAATTATGTAAGGAGAAAGGAATAAAACTACATGCAGAAACTACCAGAAAAAATAAAGCATTTAGGTGACTTTAAATTAAAAGATAAAGAAGAAAGAAATACAGTAAAGGTAGAAGTAAAGAAAGATAGCATTATTTACATTGTAAAAATACCTAATACAAATAATAAGTTTAGATTGTTTGTGGAGAATAAAAGTGAAGGTAAGTCTAATAGTAACTAGTTTCTATAGAGCATCTTTATTCAGGGTATCTTTACCATCTATCGTCGATCAATTGGGAGAGGGAGACGAAATAATTGTAGTTAGTGATGTAAAGGAAGATAAGGAGATGAATGATGTATGTAAATGGGCAGATGACACATTTAATTTCAGTGTAAAGCATTTCTGTACAGGAAACGATAGATATAGGAGTTGTGTAAGAGCAAAGAATTTTGCTCTAAAAAATACTAAAAATCCTTTAATAATTATCAACGATCCCGAAGTTATACATATTACTAGATGTATAGATCAGATAAAAGAGCATATGAAAAAGGACAGTAGACAATTTATAGTTCCGGGAACCATGAGATTTCAGCTAAAAGGATACCCACTAATGGAATATACTACTATTAATCATTCTATGGCTCCCTTTATAGGAGGAGTTATGAGAGAAGAATTACTAACTATTAATGGATGGGATGAGAGGTTTGTGTACTGGGGAAATGATGATAATGATCTTATGTATCGCTTGGGTTTAAATGGATGTAAACATATATGTGATGATAATATGATTGCTTTACACCAGTACCATTCTAGACCTCCAATAGAGGCTATGGGAGATTTTAACGAACCATTATTATATGAAGAGAACAAAGAGATTATTGCTAACAAAGAAAAAGAGTGGGGAAAAGGTTAATACTTGACAAAGATATAAAGAAGTATAAAATATATTTATGCAATTCAATCCAAAAAGAATTAGAAAAGATGTTAAAGTTGGTCGCGTAGTAACTTATAGAAAAGGTTGGTTAATTCCAATGGATGAAATTAATATTAAATTTTATTCTCCGTGGGGAGTTTATATAGGTAAAGGAGAAGTTTTACCATGTTTAGAGAATTTTGGTATGACGAAGTATTCTCATATTTGACTATATCAGGTAGTTGGCAAAACCTGTCTAAATTCATTTCTGATGATGTTCACCCTCCTTTGTACTATGTTTTGCTAAAATTTTGGTGCATGATGTTCGGATATAGTGAATTTGCTATCAGAAGCCTTTCTCTGATGTTTTTTATCTCTACCTTAGTAATTGTATACCTATGGATGAAAAGAGTCACAGAATCAAATATAGGGGCCATGTTTCCCGTAGCAGTTCTGATTTTAAGTCCTTTTATGAGAGAGTATGCTTTTGAAGCTAGAGGATATTCTATGTTTGCATTTCTTTTTATATCTTCATGCTTTTTTTTATATAAAGCACTAATAAAATCTCCTAATAAAGTGGATTTCAGTTGGGTTATGGTGTCTCTTCTATTACCTGCGATGTTTATGACACACTACATAACTTTATTTATGTTGCCCCTATATGCTATCTTTGTAGTTGGATTCCATTTAGTTAAGGGAATGTTTCTAAATTGTTTTAAGATATACATTACATTATTAGTACCTTTTACATTGATATTTCTATTGAGTTTTCCTTTAGTTAAATATCATTTTAATAGAGATACTAATATTAATTGGATTCCAGAGTTTAATTCCTCTAGCGTTTCCAACAGTGTTTATGCGTTTTTATTTGGTGTAGATAATAAGTCCATAGGAGTACCTCCTGTTAATATGATTACAGATAAGTTAGATATAAGTATTGTAGAAACTTTAATATACTTCTCGGTTATAGTTTTTATTGTATCTTCCTTTAGGTATCTTCCATGTACATTATCTAAACTGTTTTATTATCTTTCTTCGTTTATGGTCATACTTACTATAAGTATTACGGCCTACATGTCCTTAAATGGAATTAATTTCTACCTAGAAAGATATTTGATAGGAGTTGGTGCTTTGTTCTTGGTTTTAGTTGGATTTTGTATGTATCAATTCAAATATAAGTGGTTTCTACTAGCAATATATGCAGTTCTTGTTTTTTCTGTGGAAGAACCTAACTGGTCAACTGGATACAGAGAATTAGGCGGAAAAATGGAAAAGTATGAGGGTATTATTGTATTTGATAATCCGTTAGAGTATTCAACTGCAAAGTTCTATATACCTAAAAATGTTGGGGAAAGAACATTTGTTTATGACTTCTTTTATCAACAGGATTTTCACAATTGGTTATCTATTGGTTATGGTGAAGCATTAAAAGAATTACCTGAAGAAGGAGTTTTAATATCTACTAAAAGCAGAAATGGAGAATTACTGGATACTGCCGGGAGGTTTAAAGTATATAGTTTGAAAGATTTTTGAAATGATTTTAGAATTAGGTTGTGGCATACATAGACGGGGAGATACCAATGTTGCCATAGACAAAAACCCCCATTCACAGGCAGATATCATAAGAGACTTTGCTAAAAGAGGAATTCCCTTTCAGGATAACTACTTTGATGAGGTTTGGTGTTTTGATGTTATTGAACATATTGAAATGTATGAAGATTTGATTTTCACATTTAATGAGATATGGCGTGTATTAAAGCCTAATGGTATATGGAGATTTACTACTCCAAATGGTGTTGAGGCAGGATTTTCTCATTTAACTCATCATAGGGTATTCTTTCAGGGTTCTTTTGAGTATTTAAGGGATGTTAAAGACTTTCCTGAATGGGTTAATATGAGACAGTCTGATGGAATAGTTGCTAATTTTGAGTTAGGATGGGTAGATAGGGGATTCCAGATTTTAGAGGGTAGATTTATATGCAAGAAGTAAAAATTAGTTTGTGGAATACAAAAGCTGTTGGAAAATAGAGATTAAACGAGTATAATATTATTATCCTTGCCTTCTAAATTTAAAAGGAGGTAAATAAATGAAAATACATATACAAGAACCATGGTGGAGTGCTTGGAAAAAGTTTGGATGGGCTAAAGGTATTTGGGGAATAGGAATAAATAAAAACATTGTAGAGTTAGCTAGAAAAAAGAGAGAATCTTTGATAATAACTATAGGGAATGATAAGACCGAATATTGTGTTAGTCCCATTACTATAATTAATTTTTACGAAAGGAATAAGACTAGTTATATAGCTAGGGGAAATACTAATTTATATATAATACCCCAGACTTTATTAAGCAAGATAGATTCCTAAAATAAATATGGATAAAATAGCATTAGATCTAGGAGCAGGCAAATCAAAAGTCAATCATGAGGGTTATAAAACCTTAGGAGTGGATATAAGAAATTTTGATGGTATAGATATAGTAATGAATCTAGGAAAGGAGAATATTCCTTTTGAAGATAGTTCTATAGATTTAATATCAGCTAATCATTTATTTGAACATTTCTATCCAGAACAATTATTTCATTGTATAGACGAATGTTGGAGAGTATTAAAACCTACAGGATATTTGCATATAGAAGTTCCTAAAGCCGGTACTCCTGCATATTATCTTCATCCAGATCATAAGATTCAATTTATAGAGGATACCTTTGGATTTTGGCAAGTTCCTTCTGGTGGATATGATCCACATGGCTATATAAATAAATACTGGCATGTTATGGTGGATAAGAAACAACCATTTGAACAACATATTCATGTAAATATGTATCCCAATAAACCCGATGGTAGATTTGATTTTGTGGAAATAAAATAAGAAGAACCACTTTCCAGAATTAAAACAACAGCAATAAATCCCTGTCTTTAAACAAAGGATGGTCTTAATGAGACTTAATGAGACTCGATGAGAAACAATGAGACTTAATGAGATTTGCTGAGAGATAGGTAAAAACCCTTGACAAACATATAAAAATATAGATAGAATCAAGTTATGAATATTTCACCTGCCATACTTTCCAAGGAGATTTCAAAATGAGAATATTAATAACTGGGGGGTGTGGTTTTATAGGTACTAATGTTTCATTAGAAGCAAAAAGAAGAGGTCATGAAGTAATAGCTATGGATTCTTTTATAAGAAAACACTCTGAACGTAACATTGAGGTATTAACAAAAGCAGGAGTGGAAATATTAAGAGGAGATGTTAGAAATGTTGTAGATCTCCAAAGATCTCCCATTCCAGATGCAATTATTCATTTAGCTGCTAATCCGGGTATTCCTTGGTCTATAACATGGCCTAAATATGATTTTGAAGTTAATACTATTGGTACTATAAATATATTGGAATATTCAAGAATTATGTCCGAACAAGTAGGACACAAAATACCTGTAATATTTGCTTCTACTAATAAAGTATATTCCGATATTGTAAATGAAATTCCATTAATAGAAAAAGACAAAAGATATGTATATGAGAATAAAGAACGTTTTATGACTTTAGAGAAGAAAGAAATAGGTCCAGAGAATAAAGAAGTCAAAGTATTAGTCGATATTGGTTTAGAAATAGTCTGGTGGAGAGGATGGTCAAACAACGGAATAAATGAATATTTCCCTATAGATGGATATGGAAGATATAGTCATTCCCCTTACGGTGCTTCTAAGTTAGCAGCAGATCAATATGTTCAGGAATATGGATCTACCTTTGGAGTACCCATTGTTATTAATAGAATGAGTTGTGTTTACGGATTGTATCAAAAAGGAGTAGAGGACCAAGGATGGATAGATTGGTTTGTCAGGCAAGTAGCTTTCGGAGATGGAAGATTAAACTTTTATGGAGATGGTAAACAAGTAAGAGATATGCTATTTGGTGATGATGTAGCACGTTTGTATATAGATGAATTAGAGAATATAGACGAAGTCAAGGGCAATGTCTTTAATATAGGAGGAGGAAAAGATAATACACTGTCCCTTAATGAATCTATAGAGATCATAGAAAAAATATCTCATAAGAAAGCTAAGATAACTTACTCTCCTTGGAGACATGCAGACCAAAAAGTATATATAAATGACATTTCCAAGATACAGGAAGTATTAGGATGGAAACCTAAAATATCTCCCAAAGAAGGTATTGAAAGGATGATTAAGTTTTATAGAAAGAATAAGAATGAAGTTTTATAATCGAGAGAACAAAAAAAAACAACAGGCTGAACTTAATTCTTGGGTTTTAGATGATGTTTCAAAAAGAAAAGAGAAGATAGAACGTGAAACTTCCCGATACCCTTTACTGAGGGAACAGATGGGATTAAATATCATAGATCTATCAGATAAACGTATATTAGAAATAGGAGGAGGGCCTATCGGAGTAATAGCAGATGTAATGTGTAAATCAAAGGTTATTTTAGATCCTCTAACTGAAGAATATTCCAAATATTGGCCATGTCCACATCATTTAGATGGATTTGGGGAAGATATTCCTTTTTCTAATGATGCTTTTGACGTTGTTGTAATAGTAAATTCTTTAGATCACTGTTTTTACCCTGAAGAAGTTCTAGAAGAAGTTTTTAGAGTACTAAGACCGGGAGGTTGGTTAGCCATTCACAATACAATAAATTTAGCTAGTATACATAAAGGTGATTATCACACAATAAATCTAGATGAAAATTGGTTTCATAACAAATTAGATTATGATTACGAGATAGTCCATGAACTTAATTGGACAAGTAATAAATTAAGATATGGTTGGATTACTAATCCCTATGACGGAAAAGTAGGACAGCCAAGTATTGCCCTATTGGCAAGGAAAGTGAAAGGATATGAATGATATAACCTCAAGAAGATTCTCTTCTTTATGCATTCTTTCTTATGAGAGACCTGATTTTTTGAAAAGATCCATAGAATCTCTTAAGAGAAATACTAGAGCTAGGCATGAAATTATAGTAAATGATGATGGATCAGAGAATCAAAATGTTTTAAATTATATAGCTGATTTGCAGTTAGAATCTCGTATTAGTTATGCTATTTACAATAGTGGTAAAAATATGGGTGTAGGTAAAGCTCTAAGAAATTGTATTGGTGTATCTAGTGGTGATTATATCTTTAAACTAGATGCCGATTTGGAATATACCCATAGATGGCTAGAGAAAGCGGTTAGTATTCTTAACAATCATAATGATGTGGGATGTGTGGGGTTATTTGACTATCTACATTACGATCCTAAAGACAAAAGGTTTAAACATATAGAAGAACGTAATGATTGTTTCATAGTAGAAGATTTCGTTAATTCTGGATACGGATTTAAAAGAAGTATTTATGAAAAATACGGTAAGGAATTAGGTGATGATGGATGGCAACAATATGTAAAATCCCAAGGATATAAGTTAGCTATACCAAAGGGCGACTTGGTTATTAACTTTGGATTTGGAGAAGGAAAAAGTGTTTATGTGCAGAATGGTCAAGCTATTCCCTCTAGTAAATCTCCACGTATATTCCAATGTGGGAGAAGTGAATGAAAATAGTACCAGTTATTATACCTGTATATAATCTTTCTTGGATGACCATCAATTTATTGATTTCCTTAAAGAGATGTTCGTTTTATGAAATACTACCCATTGTTGTAGACAATGCCTCCGAAGAAAGTGAATTTAATAAGGTAAGTACTTTTGTAGTTGATAATTTCGCTAAATTCCACATAGTGAGAAATGAAAGTAATTTGGGTTTTGTTAAAGCAGTAAACCAAGGAATTGACATTGTATTAAAGAGAAAATATCCCTTTTTCTTTATACTTAATAATGATACTTTAGTTACCAGTAATTGGGATAAGAAGTTAGTAGAATCTTTAAGTAAATGCAATGTAGCAATAGTAGGACCTATGACCTCTCCTCCCAATTGGAGAGATGTTCCGAGCTCTCAAAATATCATAGAAAATAAGTTGGGTTATGGAGAATTAAGGGATGGACTAGAGAATTTATCTAACAACTTAGAGTTAATATTCAAAGATGAGGAAGATGGATCGGCAGAAAAAGTAGTAGACTTCCTTGCTTTTTATTGTGTGGGAATAAAGACTTCCGTTGTTAGAAGAATAGGAAAATTAGATGAGATATATGACATGGGATTATTTGACGATGATGACTATTGTCATAATGTCTTAATAAACGGATATGAGATAATTCTTAGGAGGGATACCTATGTACATCATTACCATAGAAGTACGTGGATATTTAAAGGAGATGACTATAAAGATCTCCTAGAGAAAAACAGAAAAGTATTTATTTCTAAATGGGGGTTTGATCCTTGGGATCGTTTAAATAATGAAAAAAAATAAAGTTAGATTTTTTAATTTAGAGGCAGGCAATTTTAGAGCAAGAATAGTGATGGCTTTTAGTATGTTATTTACTGGTAATATACCTCTTCCTCTGGAAGCTTTTATAGATTACATGAAATCTCAACATATAGGAGATTTTACTAAAAACGAGAGGAAAAAATAGTAATATGAAAGTAGCAATAGCTCTACCTCACATCAGTGAGAAGATAGATACACGCTTTGTAGACTCTTTAGTAGGATTAGTAGCTAAGTCTTTGCAAGAGGGAATAGAGATAGTACGTATAGTTACGTTCAGAGAGCCTATAACCTTCGCTAGGAACAGAATATCATCTAAAGCATTAAAACATGGGGTAGATTATGTTCTCTTCTTAGATGATGACATGGTATTTGAACCGGATTTACTTATTAATCTAATTAAATGTGATAAAGATATTGTTGGTGGTTTAACTTTTATGAGAAGAGAGCCTCATGAACCATCTGTTTACATGATTTCTTCTGATAGAAGAACTTATGTTCCTATATATTTGTGGAAACCCAAAGAGATAATAGAATGTGATGCAATAGGTATGGCAGCCACTTTAGTAAAAGGAAGTGTATTTGATAAGATGAAAAAGATAAGTCTTGTATATAAAGACATTTGGGGTTTCTTTGATAATGAGAATTTTACAGGAGAAGACTTAAGATTTTGTCAAAAGTCCAGAGAGTTAGGTTACAAAATATACTGCGATACTTCTCAGTTAGTAGGACATATAACAGACAAAATAATAGGATATGGTGATTACTATGCTTTAACAGATGATAAAATATATAATCTGAAGAAAGAACAAGGTATAAAGAATTATAATAAGGAAGCAAAGAATGAGAAGAAATAAATGGGAAGGATACTGTGAATGTTCAGGTGTTCTACTATCAGGTTTAATACCTGTGTTTATACATGCAAAGAACTGCCCGTTGAGGAAAGAAGGAGTTAAGGATTGGAATAAAGAAAGGTAGTTTGTATAGTGTTTATAAGGAAAAGTAGTATTTGTAAACTACAAATGTTGATATAACAGCATTTTATTCGGTGGGGGAGGGGTATAGTGTTAAAATATACGTGTTTTACCACTATTTGCTTTAGGTAAAGGATAAATAGTCGGTGGGGGAGGGGTTTATATACCGATAGAGTAGAGTAGGGGAGTGGTACAAAGAGTTAAAATTAAGAAGGAGTTTTAGTGGAAAATAGTAATAAAGAAAATATAGAAAACAGAGAAGGTCGTCCACCTATAGGTCACGATAAGCTTATGGACATAGTTTGTAAACTAAGTCCTTATTTGAGAACTGGTCTTAGTATTCGTAAGGCAGTACTTCAATTCAATGCAGACAGTAAAAATGGTGATAATATTAGTTACGTTACGGTTTATAAGTACCATGGAGTAGATGAAGAGTTTACAAACAGGATAGATGCAGAGATGCATTATTTATCGGTTGTGACCTCCAATATATTCTATAACATACTTAAGGACATAGCTAAAAAGCAAGAAGAAGGATCATCTTTAACTAAAGAGGACATGGAGAATATCAAGTGGTTTGCTATGTATAGTAAGAGTACAAGACAAGAGTTTGGTTCAAGAAGTGAAGTTGATCTTGGTAATAAGGATGATAAACCCTTGCAGTTAAGTACTCCTAAATTAGATGCATGGTTTGATAATTTAGTTAAAAAGGAGGCTGAGAAGATAAATGAAGAGCAAAGAGGAATGCAGGGAAATACTGAAAGTAATCAAGGCTAAAAAGGATCATGATGGTCTTTGGTATTTTATAGATGAAATTTTGGGCATTAAGATACCACGTATTAATGTATGTCCCGACCATGATGCACCTTTTGATTTCGTTTGTGCTGCTTTTTTCGAGGAATATCAGAATATACTAGTTGTGGCTAATAGATCAGGTGGTAAAACAATAGACTTTTCTATACTAGATGTATTGAATTCATACCTTTATGATGACTGTGAAACTGCTACTGTAGGGGCTATAGAGGCACAGGCTAAGAAATGCTACAACTATGTTCACAATTGGAATCAGAAAGAGCCTATTAGTAGTGACGTAGTAGATAGTTTAATGTCGAAAACTCACTATACCAATGGATCAACCATAGAAGTATTAACCGGTACTATGTCCGGTGTTAATGCACCACATCCTCAAAGAGTATTTATAGATGAAATAGAACTTATGGCGTGGAATGTATTGCAAGAAGCTTTTTCTATGGCTCAATCTAAAAAGACTGATAAAGGAACTATACTGGCTCAGACTATTCTAACTTCAAGTCGTAAGTTTGCTACTGGTCCCATGGAAAGATTACTAAGAGAAGCCAAGGAAAGAAACTTTAAAGTATTTAAGTGGTGTATTAAGGAAGTGATAGAGAAACATGATCCGGAGATGTGTAAGGTATCTATATTCCATGATGATTGTCAAGGAGATTGCGAGAAGTGTGATGGTTATTATACTTTTTCTGATGTAATTTCGGCTAAAAGAAGATTAGATAAAGATACTTGGGATTCTCAATGGATGTGTAAGAAGCCTATGGCACATGCTCTTGTATATCCTGCGTTCGACATAACTAGACATGTTAAGAAGATAGAATTTAATACAAGCAGTCCTTTACATCTATCAGAAGATTTTGGTTTTGCATCTGGTCATGCTAATGTAGTAGGATTTTGGCAGTTTGGTAGTGGTGGAAAGAAAACTATGATAGGAGAGATTTGGGTGGAGGGAAAAACAGATGAGGAAATTATATTACTTGTGGAACAGAAGATAGAAGAACTAGGTTTTGTTCCCAATGGTACTTTTGAAAGAATGATGGAATACAAGAAACATGCTGATCCCAAGGAAACGGAATTAAGGGGAATATTTAATAAAGCTGTATCTAGTTGGTCGTGTCCTCCTGAAGAACCATCTAAAATATCCATTAGATCTAATAAGGGATATTCTGTTGTCAGTCAGACAGATCCAGAAATAAGGAAAGTTAGTTACGGAATACCTATTGTTAGAAGAGATCTAGAACAGGACTTACTATGTATTGATATATCATGTGTAGGTACGATAGCCGAAATGAGTGCTTACTCTAATATAGTTATGGCAGATGGTACTATTAAAGACGAACCTGCAAAGAAGTTTGATAATGGTCCAGATATGATTAGATACATGTATTTGAATCACTTTCCATATATAGCACAAGTTAGTCTTTCTAAGTCCCAATCTAAGGAAGAATCAAATACAATTACTGGTGGAATAATGGATGTAATATTCTAAAGTTATGCTAAAACTTTTATTTAACTACAATGTATAATAGAGATGACGTTGATTAAGTTGATTTATTATGGAGTTTTCTAATGCCTCAAAAGAATAACAGTATCAAGAAAAAAATAGATACAGGAGAAATGGGAGGAAGTGGCACTACTATATATAGGGGTGTAATATCAGATGTAGAATACAATTCTGTTTTGAATACTGAATACGGCGGTCAAGGTTTAAACATGTACGACAGGATGAGGAAGTCTGATCCTGTAGTTAAAGCTTCCCTCAACATTATAAAGTTAGGTATTCTTCAAGCAGAATGGTATATAGAACCGGCCAGTGATGAACCATCGGATAAAGAAGTAGCTGATTTTATAGAAGAGGCTTTATTCAAACGTTTACAAAGAAACTTCCCAGAGGTCTTAAAAGAGATATTAACTTATTTAGATTTTGGTTTTTGTGTACTAGAAAAGATATTCAAAATAGAAGATAATAAAGTATGGTGGAAGAAGTTCAGTCTAAGAGGACAGAAATCTATAACTAAATTTGAAGCAGAAGACAAGCAGGAGGGTATTACACAGCAATTAGAAGGAGATCTAGCTGAGGGTGAAAGAACTAGAAAGATTCCTATAGAGAAATTACTTATATTTTCCAATGATAAGGAAGGGGACAATTGGAGGGGAGTATCTTTACTTAGATCTGCATTTAAGCCTTTCTTTATGAAAGAGAACCTAGAGAAGATAGATGCTATTGGTTTTGAACGTACTTCATTAGGTATACCTGTGTTTGAACAACCCCAGAACCCCAAACCAGAAGATGTAGAAATGTCTAAGGAACTTGGAGAGAACATAAGAGCTAACGAAAAAGCTTATTTGAGTTTGCCTTTTGGATGGGGATTTAAGATTGTATTCCCTGAGGGTAGAGGTAGGGCAGATGCAGACACGGCTATTAGAAGATATGATAGAGCTATTCTTTTAAATACATTGTCTCAATTTCTTGATCTTGGAAGTGGTAACACTGGATCTAGGTCTTTATCCAAGGATCATTCTGAGGTTTTATATAAATCATTACAGGCTATAGCAGAGTATATAGCATCTATATTTAATAGTTATGCTATTCCTCAATTAGTAGATCTCAATATGAATAATGTAACTAAATATCCTAAACTTATGGTTACTGGTATAGATAGAATAGATACTGAAGCTTTCTCCGGTGCTGTGGAGAAACTAATGAATGCAGGTGCTTTAAAAGCTGATTCCGATTTAGAGGATTACTTAAGAAATATATTTAGGTTACCTCCTAGAATGGAAACTGAAGAAGGGGTATACGAAAAAGATGATAAAGATACAGAGGAGAATGTGGAAAAGAACAAAGTGAAAGATAGTGATTCCGAAGAAGATCCAGAGGAAGAAAACAAGGAATTATTAAAGAAAGGAAGTAAACACTTTGGAATGTATGATAATAAACCATTTTGGAGAGATTTAACTTTTGCCGAGGAAAAAGTAAACCTACGATCTCTAAAGAATAAAATGGATATATTAGAGCAGGAAATATCTAGGGAACTGCCTACTATGCTATCTTCTTATCTCTCTGAGACATTGAATCAAGTAAGAACTGTTTTACAGATTGGAGATACTAACAGAGTGGGAGATATAGTTGTGGGATTTAGAGAAAGTGTCAGACAATATACCATGAATAAACTTAGGGATGCTTTTGAGGTAGGGAAAATATCTGCTTCTAACGAGTTAGGTATTGAGGCTCCCAAGAACAGTTTAGACATTATAAATGAGATAAAAGTACGTGCCGATGCTATAGCCAACAAACTAGCTACAGATATAGAAAGTTCCATTAGACTTGTAACGTTAGATTTAATGGGAAAGAAAATACCTGTAGAGGAAGGAATAACAGCCCTAGAAGGTCAGATAAATAATCAGTTGGCATCTACTATTGGTGGTACAGCATCTATTGTTTCTTCCGGGGGTATAAATCAAGGTAGACAATCTGTATTCGATAGCAATCCCGAAAAAATATATGCAATGCAAAGAAGTGAAATACTAGATAGCCATATATGTGGATATTGTTTATCTATGGATGGTCGTGTAGTAAACAAGGAAGACCCTTTAACTAAATATGGACCTTTTCATTTTAGATGCAGAGGTATATGGGTATCTATTCTGAATGAGGAAGAGGAACTACCTAGTATAACCGGGGTACCAAATGATTTAAGGGAAGCTGCAGGAACAGGGGTTGGTGATTTTACTCAAATAAAAACACCTAAACCATTGGAAGGTTCTTTAGCGGAGGAATTCCTAAATGAACGAGATTAGATGTTGTAAATGTAGAAGATTTCTTGGCAAAGAGCAGATAAAAGGTGGTGAAATACAATTACTTTGTCCTAGTTGTAAAACATGGAATGTAGTAAAAGTGATTAGTAAGGAGGTTATGGATGCCCTATAATATTAAAGAGGTCTCAATAGTAAGAAATGGAGCGTTAGTTAGTAACAGTAATCCATTACCTGTAGACAGTATACCTTTATCCTCTCTATATAATGGTTCTAAAGTAGTTCCCACAGTAATAGCAGAATCAAATAGCAATAACTCAAAGTATTCATTCAGTTACTTTAAAAGCATTGTCATCTAATACAGTGGCAATATACGTGGGTGCTTCGGGGGTTACCATAGCAACAGGAGTATAAATTAAAGTTATGCTCTGAAATATTCCTCAACCCTATATATAATAGAAACTACAGGAGGTATTTATGCCAGAATTATTTGATAAATGTGTAAAAGATGGTGGCAGAGTTAGGACCATCAATATTAAGGATCATCCAGATCAATATATGCGTGTATGTTACAAGGATGGTAAGTCTTATCCCGGAGAAGTAAGCACTAAGAAGAAAGGTTCGGAGATACCACATTCCTTTAGAGGTTCTACAACTGATCTTGCTACTTTAGATGTAGATCAACAAGCTAAACGTACTTCCATTATAGAAGTAATGAGAGTAGGAAAGTGGGATCATCCTATTTATGGCGAATTCGAGATAACTAGTGAAAGACTAGAAAGATTTGTTCAAAACTTCAATGATGGTGTTAGAAAAGCAGTAGCTATAGATATAGAACATAAATCAGACGAGGGTGCAGTAGGATGGGTAAAAAGAGTATTTGTAGAAGAAAAAAATGGTGTTTATGTATTAATGGCTGAAATAGAATGGACTGATGATGGAATTTCTTTGATTAGAGGGAAGAAGTATAGATTCTTTAGTCCAGAATTTGCAGATGAGTACGAGGATGCATCTAGTGGAGAAGTATATAGAGATGTTTTGATTGGAGGTGCTATTACTAATAGACCGTTCTTTCAAGAATTGGAAGAAATAGTTTTATCCGAAAGAAGTTTAGTTAAGTCTAAAAAATTAAGTGAGAAAGGTGGTGAAAAATTAATGGATTTAGAAAAAGTATTAGAAATCTTAAGAAAAGAACCTGAGCATAAATTCGAAGAATCGGATGAAGTTTCCGAAGAAATTCTAGCCGAAGCAAAGGCAAAACTAGAAGAGGAAAGCAAAGATGATGATTCAGAAGATCCCGCCGAGGATGACAAAGATAGCGGTAGTGAAGAAGGTAAGGAAGGCGGAGAGGAAGATGATACCATCGAAGCATCTTTAAAGATTAAAGCTAAAAAGATGAATGATGGTTCTGTAGCTCTTTCCGAGAACCAACTAGAAAAACTAACCAAAGCTGCTAATGAAGGTGTCAAAGCTCTTCGTGAAATTCGTAGAATGAAGTTGTCAGAAAAAGTAGACTCTTTTGTCTACTCTGAGACTAACAAGTCAGGTGTTCTTCTACCTAAGAGTAAGAATGATGTTTTAAGATTTGCCGAGTCTCTTGGAGATAAGCAACTTCAAACATTCTGTGAGATTCTTAAGAGTTTACCAAAGATTAAGATGTTTGGTGAAATAGGTTCCGATCATCAAGAAAGTGAAGATGTGATACCTGAAAATGTAGTTGCATCCGAACACAAACTTATGATGAGAGCTAAGAAACTCATGAGTGAAAATCCCGATAAGTATAAGAACTTTAGGGATGCAGCCTTCGAAGCTGAAAAGCAATTAAAATCAGAAGGTGTTGAATTCGAGTAAGTTGTATATAAAGTTTTTTGAGAGGTGGTGAAAAATTAAAGAACCATGGCATACGAAACAGAAAGCGGTTTAGTCTTAACTTTTAAAGCTGAGAATGTAATGGCCGAAGCCTATGTTGTAGTAGTTCTAGGTACAGATGATGGAGAGGTAGATCTACCTGCTGCCGTAACTGATACTCCTCTTGGAGTTATTCAGGATAAAGCAGTTGCCGATCAATCTGTCCCAGTCAAAGTATCTGGTGTTACTAAAGTAGTTGCAAACGGTGCCTTCTCAAGAGGGGATCAACTAGCAATAGCTGCAACTACAGGTAGAGTAGATACTGTATCTGGATTAGATTCTTCATTTAATTATGGAGAAGCTACAGCACAGAAACCTATCGGTATAGCTTTAGAAGATGCTTCTGCTGCAGGAGAAATAGTGTCTATGTTAATTAGACCTTTCTACTATCCATGGGCATAATATATGAGTAAAATTACCGTCAGGGATGTGCATGTAGATGCCGTCTTAACTAACTTTGCTATAGGATATCATCCTTTTGGTATGGTAGCAGAGAATATTATTAAACCTATGAAGGTTAATAAAGAAAGTGATAAGTATTACGTCTGGGATAGACCTTCTGCATTTAGAGTTAAATCGGATGGTTTAATGTCTTTAAGAGCTGATAAAACAGAAGCCAAAGTAGTAGATTTCGGTTTATCCACTTCTACTTATCAGGCAGAAGAATATGCTCTTAAGATTTTAATTTCCGATCGTGAAAAAGATAATTCTGATAGTGTTCTCAAACTCAGAGAATCTAAGCTTAGAAGACTGCAAGATCTTCTTATGTTGGAACAAGAAATTAGAGTATCTACACTACTTACTACATCTGCCAATTGGGATAGCGGTCATTATGACACTCCCGATGTTAAATGGGATGCAGGATCAAGTGTTGTAATAGAAAAGAACATTGATGATGCAAAAGAAGTAGTTAGAAAAGCAATAGGTGTAGAACCTAATACTATTATAATTCCGGCTGCAGTAGCTAAAGTTATGAAGAGGGATTCTACTATTAGAGATCTTGTTAAGTATACACATGCAGATCTATTAGTTAATGGTGATCTTCCAAGAAGGTTATTCAACATGAATGTTGTAATACCCGGAGCTGTTTATACAGCAACTGCAGAAGGTGCAACATCTATAACTTATGTAGACGTGTGGAGTGATTATGTTGTCTTGTTATACCTACCTTCAGAAACTACGATGGATAGTCCCGACTCCGTAAAGATCTTTAGATCTAAAGAATGGGAAGTAAGATCGTGGAGAGTAGAAGAGAAAAGATCCGAGGCAATTGAGGTTTCAGTTATTCAAGACGAGGTTTTAGCAAGTAACATTTCAGGTTATTTGTTAACTGATGTCTTGTCTTAGTTAGTTAACTAGAAAGGGGCGTGAGGGTAAAAGCTTTCGCCCCATCACAAAGGAAAATAATGGCTTATACTACTGTAGAAAAAGTTAGAGATGAGGCTGGGTTTACTGGTAATAGTAATATAACCGACACAGTTATCCTCTCTTATATGAGTGCTGCTAACTCCCACATAGATGGGATATTAGGTCGTTTGTATACTGTTCCTCTCGCAGATGTTCCAAGTATTATAGAATTAATTGAGAGAAAATTATCGGCAGGTCATCTATTATTAGATGAATATGGGGTACAAGCCGAAGGGACTAGTAAAGACGGAAATGCAAAAATAAAATGGGCTGAGGATATGTTGGAAGCCATTAGTAACGGGGTTATTGAGTTAAGAGATTCATCCAGTGAATTATTAACCCAGAATAGTAGGACAGGGATGTCCGGCTTTCCAAATTCTTCTACTGGTACTGATAAAACCACTGATAAAGATGATCCTCCTATATTCGAAATAGGAGAGGAGTTTTAATGTCCTTAGAACTTAGATTTTCTATAGAAGGTCAAACCCAAATGTTTCGTAGATTAGAAGGAATATCTATGGGTATGAAAGATTGGACTGTAGAGTTTGCTAAAGTAGGTCAATCTTTATTAAAGACTTTTAGGGATAATTTTAATTCTCAAGGCAGTTTACTAGGTTCTCCATGGGATCCTCTAAGTCCTCGTACTATTGCTCAAAAAGCCAAATTAGGTTTTCCTCTCAATCCTTTAGTGCGTACAACTACTATGAGAGAAGGTTTCCTGTACAAACCTAGCAATTCCGAGGTTATTGTGTGGAATCCAACTCCATACTTTGCTTATCATCAATCTATAAAGCCTAGATCTAAGCTTCCTAGAAGAGTTATGATGAAGTTAGATGAGAAAAGAAAGCAAACAATAGTAAAGATTTTTCAGACGGCTGTACAACAGCTTCTTAAAGCAAGATGAGTGTATACGTAGATCCTATAATTAAAAAGTTGTTTGATACTATAGATGCTTCTGATGGAGGTTCTATAAAGAGATTCTTTTATGGAGATCCGCTATTGGTAGCAAAAAGTGATCTTCCTATTCTAATAGCCTCAAAGGATAATACTATTATAGGAGATGAGAGTAATGCAGAAGATTATCATCGTATGAATATTGTTTTAACTCTAGTAGTAGATATAAGACAGTCTTTAGGTGATGATGACAACTACGATGTGCATGCAGGTTGGCAGAAACTTTACGATATAATTGAAGGTAGGGAAAGTACATTTGAACTTAAGAGTACATCTTTAATAGATATTCTTAGAAGTAATGAGGATCTAGGTAATAATGCACATATAGATCTTCAGAATCCTATGAATGTAGATTATGGATTGACTTTAGGAAAAAGAGGAGAGAATTCTTGGGCGTGGGAAGCCAACATTACAGTACCTATTTTCTTCTCACAGATAAGGAGCTAACGTGGTAAAAAAGAGAATAAATATAGAACAAGAGATACAAAATGTTCCTGTTCAAAACATAAGTGAGTATAGCTTCCCAGAGTATAGAATTACCATAAAAGCACACAGTTTAGAAGAAGCTAAAAGTATATTAAATTTAAAAATGAAGGAGGTGAAATAACAAAATGCCATTAACATCACCATATACAGGTCGTAGAGCTGCGGTAGGTATTGGTAAGGAGAGTTCCAGAGGATCAACTGGTGCTTCTGCCGAATACTGGATTCCACATGCTGCTCTATCCTATTTAGAGAAAGTTAATAAAATTAGAGATGATTCTGGTTTTGGAGTTATAGAAACTCCTAAAGGATCAGATGTAATTAAAAGATGGACTGAGGGAGATATAGAATTTAACATTAGAGATCTTTCTGTAGGTTTAATCTTTTTGGCTTTACTAGGAACTGAAGCTTTCGAGGCTGATACTCCTGCGTCTGGGGTTGGTAGACACACATTTACTGTAGCTACATCTAACCAACATCAATCTCTTACCATATTTAAGAAGAATCCTGTGGAAACTTTAGCTAGTGCTAATGCTGTAATTAAGTCTTTATCTCTAAGAGCAGTATTAGATCAATATGTAAGAATTACTGCCGGGTTTATAGGTAAAGTATTCCAAAATGATACTGAGACAGTAGCCTATGTATCTGAGAATAAGTTTAGACCTCAAGATTTAGTTATAAAGTTAGCATCTAATACAAGTGGCTTAGCTGCCACATCGGCTATTAGTACTATTAGATCTCTTACTTTAAATGTAGAGAAAAATGTTGAGGATTATCAAGGATTAAGTAGTGTAGATCCTGTGGATTTCGTGAATAAAGATTTCCAAGTTACAGGAAGTTTCGAAATAGCTTTTGAGAATAATACCTATAAAGGATATTCGTTATTGAATACTTTAGAGGCTATGAGTATCAAATTGTTGAATGCAGGGGCTATATCCTCTGGCACAACTAATCCATCACTAGAAATAATCTTGGATGAGGTTGATTTCGATAATTTCGATATGGATGAATCTAACGAAAATGTCGCTGTATTAACTGCCAATTTCACGGCTCATTATAACGACACCAATAGTCAGATGATAAAAGCTATCTTAGAGAATTCCAAGAACACTGCGTATTAAATTGCCCCTTTGGGCTATGAAAGGTCAATATGGATAGACCACTAAGAGAAGTAGAATTGCCGGTCACTAAATACAAGGCAAAAATAGTTACCTTTTTTACAAGAGGAGAATCTAAAGAATTAAGGCAAGTATTAGATAAAGATAAGAAAGTTAAATATATAAATGACGAGATAGTCATTGAAGATATACCTGCCAACATAGTTGTCTTAAAAGAAGACGCACTATTAAAAGTGGGTATAAAAGCTTTGTTTGATGATAAAGGAGCATCTATATCTATTGTGGATAATACAATGGATGATCTTCCAGACAAAGACGTTAGCTTTCTTCTTAAAGAGTTAAGAAAGGTAGGTAGGGAGGAAAAAGAAGAAAAAAAAGAATAGGCGGTTTAGCTAGTGATGTGACCTTATACTTGTCTAATCCGCCGGGGGTTAAACTAGAAGATGATGAGGGAAAAGGATTGCCGGATGAATATGGAGATTATGTAATAATGAAAGAAATGGGTTGGGATTACTGGACCTACATTTCCCAACCTGAAACCGTAATATATATGGTTTCATCTTTTATCTCTGCTGAAATGGAAGCTAGGTATAAATTAAGAAAGAACAAAGATGTCTACAGATGAACTACAACTTAGGGTCACGTTGAAGAACCAAGTATCTACTCCCTTGAAAGAATTAACAGGGGAGATTAGGTCTTTAGTAAGTGAACTAAAAAATACTGGGGCTAGTGCTAGAAGTACCGGAGCTTCTGTAAAAGAATTGGCTACTGGATTTGCTTTAGGAACAGTAGCCGTTCAAGCATTAAAGAGCACATTAGAACTTACTAAAAAAGAGTTTAAGGACTCTATAGATGCTGCCAAAGGATACCAAATGGCTATGCTTGGTTTATCTTCTGTGGCAGGTGCTTTCGGAGAAGATCAGGAAAGAGCCAGACAAGCAGCTAAAGACTTAGTATCGGATGGTTTACTGAATATTGCAGATGCTGCTAGAGGTCTTAAGACTTTAATGGCAGGAGGACTTGGATTAGAAGATTCTATAGAAATGATGAAAGCATACAAAGATTTTGCAGCTTTCGGTAGAGCTGAGACTATATCATTTTCACAGGCTGTAGGTAATTTGGCAGAATCATTCCTAACAGAGAATGCAATGATAGGTAACTTATCAGGTCTACAGGAAAACTATAGTTATATAGTGCAGAAAGGTGCTGCTGTATTAGGTAAGGAGGAAAAGGAATTAACTAAAACTGAACGAGCTTTGGCTAAGAAGATAGGAACACTTCTTATTTCTCAAAGAGCCACTGGGGATGCTGCAAGATATGCTGAAACTTATATGGGTGCTGAATCTTCCCTAGAACAAGCCATTTACAACTTACATGTAACCATGGGAAGTTTGCTACTTCCCTCAATGAGACTTGTTAATAAAGAAATAAAAGATCAAATACTTAGTATAGATGGAGGTTTGACACCAGTAGCCAAGGAACTATCTTCTAATCTTGTTGTATTGGTTTCTATGATAAGACTTGTTATTTCTTCTTTACAATTATTGGCAAGTATAAATGCAGAAGATTTCTTTCAAAGTATGACAAGGGGGGCTATTAATGCTACTAAAGAACTAGGGGGAATACCGGGAATATTGGTTGGTATAGCTGATGCAATGAATGTATTTGGTACAAAGGAATTATCTGATCCTTTCGGAGATTTTAGGTCTAAAGTGAATGAAATACAATCAGACATGGGTAAAGCTTTAGCCAATATTGAGGACTTTGGTTTAGATATTCAAGATCCTGTAAGAACTGCTGTTGATAGGACAGAAGAAGAAGTTGACAAAGAAGCAGAGAAAATAGCCGAAAAGTTAGCTAAGGCTTTCAAGGAATTTACGTCTAGAATGAAAGAAGCCACAAAGTCATACAAACAAAGTATAAAAGAGGCAGTTATAGAACATGTATCTGCTGTAAAAGAACTAAAGGAAGAGTTACAGGATTTAACAGAGGATTATGAAAAAGACCTAAAAGAATTAAAGGAAGATTTCGATAAAACTATGTTAGATATAGAGGAATCACACAAGGAAAAGGTAGAAGATATCAAAAAGCAAGTAGAAGATGAAAAGGAAAGTATGATAGAAGCACAACAAGATGTAAGGGATGAGTATGAGGAAACAATAACGGCGTTTAAGCAAATGATGGAAGAAAGAATAACGTCATTACAAGCACAGTTAGATAAAGAATTAATTAAAGGGGATAAAGCTAATCAGGAAAAAGTATCTAGCTTAAAAGAATATATAGATAAAGAGAAGAAAGCTTTAGAGGATCAATTAGCCAAGAAAGAGGCAGCACTAAACAGTGAACTAGAAAGTGTAGCATCTACTTACCAAGATAAAATAAATGAATTAGATAGTGAACTAGAAGAAGAAAATAAAAGTTATCAGGATTCTATAAACGAGCAAACATCTTTATATTCTAAACAGACAGAAGAAATTAAGAGTGAATATGAAGAAAGATTAGAGGATCTGGAAGATGAATTAGAAGAAGAATATGATTTGCAAAAGAAGTATTCCAAGGAGTTTTCAAAATACAAAGATGCTGTGGCAGAAGATGATATAGCTAGAATAAAGAGAGTTTACGAGGAAGCTAAGTCTGCTGCACAAGAGTATTATTCTAATCAAGTACAAGAAATAACTAAAGAAAGCGGTGGTTCTGCTTCCAGTAGTTCATATTCATTATCTGAGTACTTTGGAGGAAAAGACACAAGTGCATACAAAAAGTACAAGGAAGGGCAACAAGCAGGTAAATGGTCTGATTTAACCGACTACATTGCTCAAGGAGGAACTCCTACAGAAAATCCTTATGCAGATGGAGGAGTTGTAACTGTCCCTACTCGTGCTTTGATAGGAGAAGCAGGTCCGGAGGCTGTAGTACCTCTAACTAATCCTACCAGAGCAAGAGAGGTTATGAATGAAGCAGGAATAGGGAGTATATACATAACTGCTCCTATTACTGTAGTATCAAGTGAAGTAGATATAGATATGCTTCTAGAAAGGATAGCTTTTAAAGCTAATAAAGGTTTAAGATGATAAAAACTATAACAATAAATTCTCTACTAACAGGAAATGGAACACCGTATACTTTAGTTAAAGCTACAGGATTTGAAAGTCCTGATATTGAATCTGCTTCCACTCCTAGATCTGGTAGACACGGTACTGTCTTACACAGGGTCTTGTGGAGGGCTAGAAGAATAAGTTTAGAGTATGCCTTAAGAGCTAGTACTGTATCCGAATATGCCACTTTAAGAAGAGCATTAATAAAAGCATTTGCATTACCTCCTTTGGGTGCTACTACTACCATGTACATAACTACGGCGGATGATAAGGAACTGGAATTAGAGGTGAATCTAATAAATCCTATGGATGGAGGTTTTGAACCGGGACATGTTACTACAGGAAGAATAAGAATAGAACTTACAGCACCAGACATGAATATGTATGGACAATCCACTAGTGAACAAACTATGACCCCTCCTATAGCCGGAGGTGTAGCATTACCTACTGTTCTTCCATTTGCCTTTGCATCTAGTGGAGGAAATTACATCATAAACAATGATGGAAATGGTATCGTATATCCTACTGTAAAAATATATGGTCCTGCTACTAATGTAAATGTAAGAAACCTAACTACAGGGGAATACTTTTCCATTGCTATAAAAATAGAAAGCGGTGATTATGTAACAGTTGATTTAGAAGAACAAACTGTTCTACTTAATGGGGTGACTAATTATCTACATTACTTTAGTGGGGAGTTTATTTATCTTAAGGCAGGAAATAACATTATTTCTTTCAGTTCAGATGAAAATGATCCTAATTCTTATGCTGTAATAAGTTGGAATAATGCTTATATTGGAATATGATAACTGAATCTTTGTGGGAATTTAAAATAGTAAACAATAACGGTGACGTTATTCTAAATCTCAAAGACGCTACTAATAGAAGAGTATCTATAGGACTTAATTCCTCTGGTACAGCATCTTTCTCTTATAATCTAGAAGAATTACATGATGCTGCCACAAAAATAGGGCAAACTATTAGATCTGTATTGGGAATAGGTATTAATACTTTAATGTGTTACAGGGATGGAGTTTTACGTTTCTCTGGTATGATAATGTCGGCAGATTATAGTATAGATCAAATAAACGGTAGTGTAGATGTAACTGCTTTAGGATGGCTCTGGTTATTTAGTCAAAGATATATAGGTCTATCTACAGATGTTGTATATTCGGCAGAGGATGTAGGTGAGATTATATGGGATTGTGTGGATACTGTACAAAGTGAATTGTATGGAGATATAGGTATAACTAGAGGAACTATCCAGACATCTCTTAATAGATCTATTACCATTACAAGAAAGAGTGTAAAGGATATAATGGATGAATTCTCTGGTATTGTAGATTTTGAAATAAGTCCTAGTAAGGTACTAAATATTTACTATCCACAGAAAGGTAGTGATAAAAGTAATTCAGTAAAGTTCCTGTATCCCGGAAATGAATTTATATCCATTGAGGAAGTTGATGATGCTACTGAGATATATAACTATATCTATGCTCTCGGTTATGGTCTTGGTAGTGAAGAATTAACAGCCATAGATGAAGATATAAATAGTCAAAGTGTATTTAAGAAAAGACAAAACTTATTATCTGCTAAAGACGTACAGAATGCTGTTGTTCTAGCTGATATGGCCTCACAAGAAGTAGATGAAAAGAAAAATCTTAATCCGGTATATAAGTTAAAAATAGTGGGTAATTCTTCTCAGGTGGAGAGTATAGCTGTTGGAGATTATATAGGAGTAAAAATAACTAAAGATTATTATTCTGTTAGTCGTTCCTTAAGAGTATTTGAAATTCATTTCTCTGTAGATGAGAAAGACTTGGAAACTATAGAGTTTGTTTTAGGACTAATATAATGGCAAGTTTTAATGACTTATTAAAAAATATAGCTAATATAGACAAGAGACTTAGGATACTTGAGGCTGTATTGCAGACTAAGAGTTTATTTGTTAGAGAAACGTGGTTACAGATGCATCCTCAATGGGATAATTCTTGGACTGAATTGAATACATATCAAGATGTTTTAGGTTCAATTAATAGTATAAATTTTGATGACTGGCCAGATCATTCTTGGTACTTCGAGATGATTGGAAAAACTGATGCCGGTACTGGATACTTTCAATTGTATAATGTTACGGATGGTGTAGCTATTAGTGGTTCTGAAATAAGTACTACATCTACTACACCTATTAGATTGAGATCTTCCTCGTTATCTAAACCATCTGGTACTAAAGTAATCAAAATACAACATAAAGTAGTTGGAGGAGACGGATCCACAGAGTATGTAAACTCTATTATGAGTAGATCGGTTTTTAGAATAGATTTATGAACAAATTTAGCAATATATTTACAATAGAAGAAGAAATAGAAGAATCATATATGTTTTGTTATGACGGTATTGTAGACATGGATTCCCTATCATCGGAATTGGAAGATAAGTTTAATTTAAAGTTAAAAGCCAATAAAAAAGGCTTAGTGGTTAATGGATCTTTAATATCTTTAAGAACTCCCATAGGTGAACATTCTACATGGTGTGGTCCCAAACGTATGCTAAGCACGGATCATACCTGTGTGATATTATTTCTGTATAAGCAGGATAAAACTGCTGATGGTGTCAAAATCAGAAGAAAATCTTTGAAAAAAGGATTTTCCGAAGAATTAAGAACATTTTTTGAGAACAAAAATTTTAGTTCAAAGGAGTAAAAATGGCAATTTACGTAGCTGCTATAGATGGAATGTTATCTTATGATGCCGGGGATGCATCTAGGATGGAAACCCAATTTATAACTCAAGAAGGTGTAGTCGGTGTTACTGGTGATGATTTATTAACTGAAGCCCAAACTGTGCCTGATATGACAGTAAAAGTAAATCCCGGTAGTTGTTATGTAGAAAGAGATGCAAATGTAGATAATGACAACACTTTGAAGTTTTGGAATGTTACAGTTACAACCGCTACTAATGTAGAAATAACTACTGCTGATCCATCCAATCCTAGAATAGATATTATCTGTGTAAAGATAGATACAGGTGTTACTCCTGATACTAATGCTGCAAATGTAGCTTCTCTAGTGGCTGTTGCAGGTACTCCATCTGGATCACCATCTGCCCCATCTGTACCTAATAACCATTTAAAGATAGCAGAGGTGTCGGTAGGAACAGGCGTTACAGTAATAAACAGTGGAGATATAACAGACAACAGACAATTCATAGGATTACAACTTCCCTGCGGTCATGGATATAATTTAAAAGACACTGGTGCTTCCCTAGATGCTCAACTATATGAAGATGTTGATGGTAATGTAATTATTAGATCTAGGAAAAGTGGGGGTGCTGTAAGAATCAATCCAATAGATGAAGAGGTACAATTTAAAGGAAAAGAAGGTGATTCTTATGCGTCTATTGGTGCAGGAGGAGGAAGTGCTAATTTTTGGAATGATATGCCCACTCCTACGAGGGTATCTGATACTCAATTCACTATAGCTGATGTTGGTAATGCCAATCATTACGACACTTTATTCCAAAAGGGAGTTATTCTTAAATGGGATGAATCAGGAACTATAAATGTAGGAATGATTGTATCATCTTCTTACTCGGCTAATGTTGTTACTATAAATATAGTTGGAGATTCTTTATCCGTAGGTTTTACATTGCTCAAATATTGTATTCAAATTGCTCAAGTAAAAGAATGGATAATTCCGGGAACTTTAGCTGTAGAAACTAATGTAGGTAGATACCACTATGCAGAATGCGACTTAGTAAAACTTTCTGTAGATGCAATTGTTATAACTGCAGGAACTACCAATGCAACGGTTTTTGACGTTAACGATGATGGAACTACTATTATTACTACAAAGCCATCGATAGCATCTGGTGGAGGTGAGGATTTAGATAATGTATGTGATGCACCAACTACGGTAATTGTTAAAGGTTCTAAACTTACTGTAGATATAGATTCTATTTCTACTACAGCACCTATAGAAGCTTATATAAAATTGTTTTGCTTTCCCTCTGGTTGGTTGTATAGGAGTTAATATGTACTTAGGAAGATTATTTTCGAATATGAGTGGGGTACAAGCTCACTACAAACTTGATGGAAATCTAAACGATGCTAGTGTTAATGGGTATAATCTCACTAATGTTAATGCAACAAATGTTGTAAATGGAGTAATAGGTCAGTGTTATGACTTTGAAACTAGTAGTGGACATGGTGCTTACATTGATACTTGTCCTAATTTAAACATTGGTGGAGTAATGACCATTATAGCCTTTATAAATCCGGAATCATCTACAGAGGGTTCTATAGTATGCAAGGACAATGTTAGTGCAGGATATACTTTTGATATGGTGTCAAACAATACACTAAGAGGGATATTTAGATCTTCTGCAGGAGTTAGAGGAATTACAAGTACATTTACCGTAACCAATGGAAAAGTAACCATGGTTGGATTTATATTGGATACAGCCACTAAATATATTTCTAAGATGTGTAAAGATGGAAGTGGTGCCTTTGAATCTGCTGCTGATGCTAACGTTCCGTTGACTGGATCCGCCAGTTTTTCATTAGGATATAGAAAATCTGATAATAGTGTTCACTTCGATGGACAAATAGACGAAGTAATTGTATTAAATAGGGCTATTTCTCTAAGGGATTTAAGATTATATTCATATCAATTTGCAGGAAGGTTAGTATGAGTAAAGGAGACGCATCATTAAAGGATGTATACGATATAGTTAATAGAATAGAAACCAAATTGGATATAAGAATTAAAGAAGTAGAAGAATCAACTAAGGTGGAGATCACTGGTATGAGAGAAAGACTTACAACAGTAGAAGTATGGAAAGGAAGTATAACAGGCACGGTAGCTATACTCACTGGTTTTTTCAGTATAATATTTGCATTTGTGTCAAAGTGGATAGAAAGTAGATTCAATTTATAGGATAATAAATATATGTCCAAGAAACTTTTAGAAGTACCTTACAAATCCCAGTGGGATTTAGATGCTAGTGAATCCGATAACGATTGTGGTTGTGCTTCTGTAGCTATGTGTTTAAGTTATTTCGGAAAAGAAGTAAGTACCAATGAGGTATACATAAATACAGGAGAAGAATCGGATGATGGTACAAACTTTACTCAACTAGATAATTCTGCAAAGGAACTAGGCTTTACTTTAGTAGGAAACTCATTTAAAGCTTTGTCTGATTTGAAGAACCTAATAGATTTAGGTATACCTGCTATTGTTGTTCTTCATTACGGATTTTTATCTGGACGTCAGGATACTTACACTGGTGGACATATCATGGTTGTAAGTGGGTATGATGATAAATATATATATACCGAAGATCCCGATTTCTATAAATCTAGAAGAGATGAGGGACACCAGAAAGCATACCCAATAAATGAGTTTGATAAAGCATGGGCTTCTATACTAGATGAAAATAACCCAAGAAACTTGTGGTATATAGAACCTCCTAAGGGTTGGGTATATAAAGAGTCCATATCTTTAAAAGAGTATTTTGGAAGTGAGGATACTAAAGCATACAAGGAATATAAACAAGGGCAAAAGGACAATAAGTGGATAGATATATATGATTATATAAAACAGGGAGGTACTCCTAACGGTATCACAAACGAAGATGATATAGAGGAAGATTCCAATGGTGCAACCATTTCTTTGATGGATTATTTCGGAGGAAAGACAGTATTTTATTATCTATATAAAGATGGACAACGTGACGGTCTGTGGGGGGATATAGAGGACTATGTATCCAAGGGTGGTACTTCCACTGGATTAGTAAATAACTCCTCTGAAACACCCGTAGAAGATCCTGCGGAGGAAGAAACTAATACTACTAGCGAAACAGTTAAGAAAGATACTATAATGAGTATTATGATTAAATTTATAAAACTTATTTTTAGTGTATTGAGTAAATAATATATGCAAAAACTTGATACCATGGAAGCATGGAAGAAGACATGTAAGAGTTACGAATTAAAGTACAGGAAGATTTTGAAACAGAAAGAAAACCTTGATAAAACAATAAAAGATCTTAGGTCACTAAATGGCGAGATTACAAGGAAAAACCTAAGTGTATCTGATATTTCGTTGATACAACTCATATCCGAGATATTTAGCAGATTAAGTAATTATGTGATAAATTTACTAAAAGGAGGTGTCGAAAATATGAATATAAATTTGGATTTTGCAAAAGAATCTCTATTATACATTGCTATGTGCTTTACTGGTGCAGGTAGTGCAGCTCTAACAGCAGAAAAATATTTAGTAGGTAGTATACTTCTTCTTATTGGTGCAGGATTGATTATAGGAAGATCCATTCTTAAGAAGAAAGGTTATGAGGTAAAAGAATAATGCCTTGTGGTAAGAAGAAGAAAAGATAGTTTATAGCATCTTCGTAAGAAGGTGATTATTTGCGTAAGCATCTCCCTTGTGGGGGTGCTATAGATTATCTTGGGGATTTAATGGAGTAGTTAAGGAGAGGTTGTATATAGAGGAAAATGACCTGCAAAGGCTTTAGCTCTATATATTGTCCAAAAACCTCGTGAACCTACCTACCTAGGTTGATCCCTTGTGAACTTGTGAGAATGCCGTACCCAATCGGATTAAAGGTGGAAGTACCGGGCAAGGAATCAAGGAGTGTATCGTAAAGGACAGGTCGTTACTTGACTACTCCATTAAGTAAACAGAACTTTGATAATTAAATAGGGAGTATAGTCAGGAAAGGTTTAGTTATGATAATGACAAAAGATCAAGTTGAGTCAGGTTTTAATAAGTTTGGTGCAATGATAAATTGGGATGAGCTTAACGAGTTAATAGGTTTATTATTAACTTATGTTGATGCTACATACCAAGATAAAGAGCAAAGGGAAGCTCACAAATCCCTAGTAAGAAATACAGTAAGAGATTGGTACAACCGTTGTGAAGATCACTTACCTGTGAAAATGAGATGGGAAGCTGATGGAATAAGTACGATAAGTAAACCATTTTTTTCTTATTGGTCAGATCAAAAGGAGCATCTTTCAGGAGAAAGATAAGAAGTAATTAATTTGATGTACTCCCTGTTTAGTTATTAATTCTTGCTTAGTTTTAAGTAAATGTTGCTTAGTTTTAGAGGTCTGATAGAACAGTCGGTGTTAGTACCAAGTATTGTATTTGCAGGAAAACACCTTAACAACTGAAAATATGGCTAGCTAAGCCCTGTTAACAACATAAATAACGGAAATAATACAAGCCCGTGGCTAGGTTGTACTGTTCTGTGAGCCTTTTAAAGAGGAGGTGTTGTGTGGAAACCAAATTAGACTTCACCAACGAAGAGTATGAGACATTCCTTAGAGACTATATTTTAGGAATACTAAGGAACAAGAAGCTTACTTGGAATGAGATCAATCAACTTGAAGATTTATGTCCGAAAGGAGGTGATCTACTCTAGTATAAAAAAATACCCCAAGATTTAACTCAAGGGGTATTTTCTATTGCTTTTGGACAGGGAAAGCAATGATACACACTCAGTACAGAACTGGCTTGGATCCACACTAAGGTATTATAATAGTATAAAAAACCCTCCTGTTTGACAAGAGGGAAAAAATGGTTTATTTTTTATCTATGGTTGCACCTATATTGTACCAGATCTGCCCAAAAATTACTAATCATAATATGAAATTTAATAACATCGATAATAACAACAGCGAACTATATCTACACGGGTATAAAGATGTCTGTTGAAGCAGTCTTTTGTCCTAATAGAATAGTTGGCTGTTTTTGTTATTGATCGGAGGTACGCTTAAACTCGATGGGCTTGAAAAACGAATAGTAAAGCCGAAACGCTCTTTAAGTCTCTGCTTGTTCCGAGTTTAGAAAGACGAGAAAAAACGTCAAAATTTCTAAATGTTTTTTAAATACTAGAATAAGTATTTCCGAAAGATATATTTATTATAGTATAGTACATCCTGTTGTCAACATCATTGTGGATAACTCTTGCAAAATTGTGGATAAGTGGATAACTTTACTTTATTAGTAAATTCTATCTTCTTAATATTACCCCCGGAGGATTATTTATATACCACTTGACAAGGGTGTAAAGAGGTGTAATAATATTAATATGAATAACAAAAACCTTATTCCTAACAGTATAATACAAAGGCTTTTTATAAAATTCTCTTCCTTTGATGAACAAAAGAGATTCTTTGAGTATTTAGATATGTGTCCTACATCGGGACCTGCTACGGCTTACGCTTCCAAGATATTGGAAACTAAACTAAATTTAATCTCTGATTTCCTTATACATTTTATAGGCATTGACAAGTTTAATAAATTAATCAAATAGGAGATATTATGAGTGAAGCAGAATTAAGAATTAATAGTTTGTTAGTAACTACTTTAAACGCATATGAAGTGCTAAAAGCAAGAGGAAGTGTAGAAACAGCTAATAGCATATTAAGTTTGGGTTCTAATGTAGCTAAAATGTGTCTTTTAGTAGAGGGAATAGAGAATCATAAAGTATTTTGTAATTCATGTGGAAGACAGTTAAAGAATGGAAAGGAAATACAATTTTATAATGAAAATAATGAATGTATAAACTGTGAACACGGAAGGGATTTAAATGAGGAAAGATAAGGATATTTTAATAATAGTGGGAATACTATCTATAGTTATAATATATAAAATATTGGATGCAATTCATGTACTATAAAGTATTGACAAAGGTATCAAGTAGTGTAAAGTTATATTAAATAAGACCATACGTCAGGACAGGGGAGAGAGACTGTAATAAGTTATAGGAGGACATATAATGGGTAAAAAGATTAATGAACTTAATATACTTATCAATAAGGCTATAGTTACTTCTATTTCCGTAACTATACAAGAAAACGGAGAAGTTCTGTGGGAGGTCTCAGGTAAATTAATCTCTAACAATGGAGTAGAAGTATCTAATTTTAGGTACTATTCTAAATCTTGGGATGATAAACTTAAATTAAAAATTCCTATCGAAGCTGATATGCATGGAGAAGCCTTGTTTAAAATATTCCAACAACCAATCATAGAGAAGATAAATGGAGTATTCAAACAACTTCCCAAAGGAGAGAACAAATGAAATTTTATGTATCTTTCGGTATGAAATATAAACATGAAAAACATCCTATTTTAGGGGAAATTAATCCTGATGGTGTGTACGTAGTAAAAGCTAGTAATAGATTTAAAGCAAGAGAAAAGGTATTTAAAGCCATAGATGATAAATGGTCGTTTCTATACAGTGAAGAAGAGATAGATTGGGTATATTTTCCTGCCGGAGAGATTGGAGTAATTTAAATATATGAGTATGAAAGAACCAATATATTTACCAATAGAAATAAGAAACTATAGGGATAGTCTAAATTTGTCTCAGGATAGTTTTGGAAGAAAATATAACAGAAGTGGAAAGGCTGTTTGTTCATGGGAGATGGGAATAAGTAGATGCCCATTACAAGTGTTTATAGATGTTATAAATTGGCTATATAAATTAGATGTAAATATAAAAGAAGATTTAACTAAATGAAACGCTATAAATTTTTAAGAAAAAACTTGAAATCTGAAAATGGAAACCACAAGTGGAAGAAAGGACAGTGGTATAAAACTGAGGGTAATTTAATGATGTGTTTAAGAGGGTTTCATTGTTCTAAAGGAATTTATCAAGCTTTTTCATATGTTCACGGAGAACTACTTACAGAAGTTGAAGTTAAAGGAAAAAGTATAAAGGAAGATGATAAAGAAGTTTGGGAAAAGATGAAAGTAACTAAAGTATGGAAATGGACTAAAACCGATAGTGTATTGTTTTCTATTTATGCTGCAAGACTGACTTTGAATATCTTTGAAGAAAAGTATCCTGATGATAAACGACCAAGACTTGCAATAGAGTCGGCTGAAAAGTATTTGAAAAATCCTAATAAGAAAAATAAAGTAGCAGCAAACGCAGCAGCAGACGCAGCATACGCAGCATACGCAGCATACGCAGCAGCAGACGCAGCAGACGCAGCAGACGCAGCATACGCAGCATACGCAGCAGCAGACGCAGCAAACGCAGCAAACGCAGCATACGCAGCATACGCAGCATACGCAGCAGCAAACGCGGCAGAATACGCAGCAGCAGACGCGGCAATTTATAAGAAATTAGAAGCATGGATGAAAAAACATTTAGTAGAATTAAAGGAGTTGAAATGATAGATAGAATAGCCTTTGAGTATGAATATGTGCCAACCCAAGAAGAGGTCAGAAAACACATTCAAAATTGTGAGGGTAGGCACACACAACAAGCTATTTATTCTACTTTTCACGATGCTCTAACACAAATATGCTACGGGTGCAGGAAGATCAGGACTACGATTAAATTAATGGAGGAAAAGTAAATGGATAATGAACAAATAGAAAAACTAAAAGAAAGAATATTGATAACTAGATTTAATAATACTATAGATGGAAGAACTTATGTGATGATGGATGAGGTGGATATGTTAATAGGTGAACTTCTATCCCCCACTCAAAGTGTAGATGTGGAAAAGGTTAAAAGTATGTTTGAAGACGAGGAAGATGGATTTGATGCCTTTACCGACAAGTGGGGAGAAAAATACAACATAGCAATGTCGGGTGTGGCTTACGAAGAACTTAGGAATTATATCTTAACTCATCCCCAACCCCAATCACAAAGCGTGGAGGAAAAATTAAAGTCCAAATATTTTGAGTACTACAAAGGCATCTTATCAGATGGACAGATAGAGGCTTCGTGGAAGTGGACACTGGATTTCTTTTTACCTTACCTACAACCCCAACCACAAAACATTAGTAGGGGTGATGTCAAAATAACCGAACGAGGTTGGGCAGGACATTTTATAGCGGGTAGTAGATGCCGTTTTAGAAGAAACACCTTAATTGAATACGGTAAAAAGAGAGTTGTTGTTTCAACTGTAGGTCTGCTATTCTTGGAGGAAAAAAGTGACAAGCCCCAAACTTTAGGTATTGAAAGATATTACGAAACTATGGCATTCAAAGCCAAAAAAGAAGGTAGTTACTGGGAAGCGGATGCAACTAAGCAAGTTGACTTTGAAAGTAATTGGTGTTTAGACTACTACAACGATAGCTCTGATAATGATGCAAATGATATGCACGATGCAATAGTCAAAGAAATAGCTGATGGTTTAAAAACCCAACCCACCAAAGATAGCAGGGAGGTAGCGGAATGAAAGAAATCAGAATACCCATATTAAATGATGAGT